TGTGCTGATCGTTTGCTGCGCGCTCCAAGTGTTCGCGCCATCCAGCCACGGGAGCTTGTGCCCGCTCGTGCCCATGTCGGCGCTGAACTGGTTGCCGGTGAGGATGACGCCGCCCGTGGCGCTGTACGTGCCCGCGCCGCTGATCTGCGCAAAGGTGATGTTGGTTGAGCCAAGCGTGGGCTGCGTGGCGTTCGTGTTCGTCCACTGCGTGTTAGCGCCCACGGTGCCGCGCTTCACCATCACGGTCGCGCCCCACAGTTCAAAGCCCGTGTCAGCATCGCTCACGCGAGTCCACGAACCGGCCGCCGAAAGATAGAGCCCGTTTTGCGTCTGCGTGGTCTGCGCGCGCACAAGCACACGGCTTGCGGAAGTCAGCACACCGTCAATCGTCTGTTCGCCGGACAAGGTGATGTTGCCGGTGGTTGCCACGTCCACAGCTGGCTTCCAGAACACGCCGGTGATCGCATTGTCCACGTAGGACTTGACCGCGGACTGTGTCGCCACGCGCGTTGCAGAATTGGCGGCCAGTGTCGGGTCTGCGTCGGCCACATCGGTGGCGAACATGGAAAGCGCAATGCCTGTTGCCACGATGGCGGTGAGACGCGCGGCCAGGTCCTGCTTCGTCGCGGCCACAGCGCCAACGTAAGTCTTCGTCGCCTTCTGCGTTGAGACTCGAGTGTCGGAATTCGCGGCCAGCGTTCCGTCAGTATCGGCCACGTTCGCGGCGAACATGCTCAACGCGATCCCGCTGGACACGATGGCCGCCAGTGGAGCGGGAAGGCCGGACCCGTCAAACAGGTCGGCCATGTCTTCGTCAACCGCCAGCGCGAGCGCCTGAAGCTTCGGGAAGCTATCGTCCCGCATATCTTCATCAGGATCAGTGAAGACGGGATAGCCGCGGTTTGGCGTGGTCATTCGTTGTTCTCCACCGAAACTAAGAAGCGGACTTTGCCGGACGTGACAGGCGAGCGTCCCACAATCCGGATGCGATCAATTGCGCGTAGTTCTCCAATGTCCGTCACGTCCGCGATTTCCACATAGGGACCGGCCGGCGCCGTCGCCCCGATATACAGCCCAAGTTCGCGGATGGCGGCCGTGGGTTCATCGCCGGCCGCGTAGGGACTTTCAATGAGCATGTAAGGCGTCTGCGACATGGACACGTTCCAGCGTGTCATATCTGACATGCGGATAGTGCCGGCCACATCCGGCGTGATGTAGGTCAGGACGCCGGGGAAGATGCCAAGCGGCGTGGTTAGGGCGGTGTCGCCGGTGGTGTCATCGTCGGGGATGTCGTCCCAATCGTCTTCACCGCTTCCCCACGCATTCCAGAAGCCGGTGGTTGCGGCGGCCGCGTCCACCAGTTCATCCACCACCAGCTTCCACGTATCGTTCCATGACAGGTTCGGCCACGGGATGTTCATCCACGGCCGCGGGAGCGTGACATAGCCGTCAATGTTCGCCGCAGCGGGGTTTGGCGTCCCGGTCGTGTAAATTCTGCGGCGAACAAAGTTGGTGGCCATGGCGGTTAGTTAGCCCCGCCGTTCAATGCGTTGAATTCGTCTTGCATCCGCCCCACCGCTTCCCGCGCCCGTTCCTCGCGAAGTGAAGACCGGGTGTCGGGGTAGGCGTCAAGCGAAACGTCACGGGTGATGGTGCAGGCGGAAGCGACAAAGGCGGCCGCGAAGATCAGGTAACGCATGGTCATAGCTCCATTAACGGGGAGAATTCCCCGTGTGCAGCATTCCGCATAAGGGCTAATAGTTCGTGACATCTACCACCAAAAATCCCGCCGGCGTATCGTCCCAATCTGACCAGCCAATAGCCCCGGTGGTGTCGCCGGCCGATATGCCAACCGTGCCGTGTGCGAAGACGTTAGCGTCTTGCGCCGGGCCATAGGCGTAATAATCAAACAGGTAATCCCCCGGCACGTCTTCGCTTTCCATGGAAGCAAACACTGTTCGGAATTCGAGACACACCGCCGCATAGGTCCGGCCGCCGGCGTAGGTTCCCGGCCCATTGCCCACGATCCGCATAGGCTTCCCGCCGCTCTGGAAGGCCAGCACACCGGCCGCGTCATAGATCGCAAGGCCGAAATTTTCCACCAGAGTGGTGACGTGATCAAACACGTAATAGGTGAAGCCTTCACCATAGGCGCCGGAAATGTAGTAATTCCACGTTGTCCCGCTAACGTGGATTTTTCGGACAGCATGGCCGCCCGGCGTGGTGAACTGGATTGCCAGAAGCGGCGCAACAGCATTGGTCACGGTGATAACCGCGTATCCGCCGCCACCCTCCATCGGAACAATACTGTTGAAGGTCCCCGATCCCTTCGTGACCAGCTGATAACACTTCGTGTCCTGATCAATCTGGACCACGCCGCTATCGGTCACGGTCTGCCATCCTACGGGCATTCTAGAAACTCCCGTAAATGATGCGATTGTCCGCGGCTGTGGACCCGCCGCCGCTCCATGAAATGGTGGTCCCCGCCACGCCTATGGTTCGCGCACTGGCCCCGCCTTGATCGTAAGCGTTCGGATAGCCGCTGGCGCCATAGGTCGGAATGTTGGTCCACCATGGCGTCCCGAACGCCAGCGCTGCGTTCGTGGCGCTTCCTGATCCGCCGGCCGCTGCGGCGTCCATATAGCCAAGAACCTTGCCGAGCCTGGTGGATGTATCCAAGACCAGATTTCCGGCCGCGTCCCATATCTGAAGACCAGCTGGCATTTACCAGATACCCCACCGAACGCGCATGGTCCCGCCGCTGTCATAGACGCGGCCTTGGTTGCTTTCCAATTCCATGCGCGCGCCGCTGCTAGCCGTGCGAAGAAGTCCGATCGTGCCGGTGATCGCATCCAGACTGGTCACAGCCAGCTTGGAAGCCGTCACGGACCCGTTGATGATGGTTGCGCCGTTCAGCAGGATTTGGCCGGCGTTGATCACGACAGTGGACGGGACACCGCCGCCAGACGCCATCAGTTCCACGGTGGCATAGTTCGTGCCGGCGGCCACCTTGATCCCGTAGTAAGACGACACGCGGCCATCCAGACCGGCAATGGTGCTGGCCTGCGTGCTGACCGTTCCCGACAGCGTGCCAAGGTTCGCGGTTAGCGTGCTGTCCGCACTCGCGCGCGATGCGGCTTCCGTGCTGATCGCTGTGGCGTTGCTGGTGATGCTGGCGTTAGCAATGCCAAGGTTCGTGGTTAGGGTTGTGTCAGCGCTGGCGCGCGCCGCGGCTTCGGTCGCAATGGCGGTGGTGTTGCTGGTGATGTTCGCATTGGCCGTCGCAAGGTTCGCGGTCAGTGTGGAGTCGGCTGAAGCGCGCGCAGCTGTTTCCGTCGCAATCGCTGTGGTGTTCGTGCTGATGTTCGCATTGGCGGTGGCAAGGTTGGCCGTCAGCGTTGTGGTTTCACTCGCGCGCGTCAGGACTTCGTTTGCCAGTGCAATGGTCACGGTGGTGACAGCGGCCGCGCTATCGGCCGCGCTCGCTTCCACAACGCTGATCTTCGAAGCCATGACCGCGTCAACGCGGATCAGCGTGTCCACATAGGTGATGGCGTCGGCCGAAGACAGATCGTCTGAACCATCCTGAAGCGGCTTGTGGAACAGCGCCAAGACCGCGTCTGTTGGTTCGGGGACGAACACTTCGCCGGCGTTGCGGTCCAGCCCGTAGGCGCGCACGGTGATCCCGTCAGCGTCATAGGCGAATGAGAACAGATGGCCGTTGCCAGCGCCATTGCTGAAGCGAGACGCGACAGGCTCTTGTGACCACGCCAGGCCACCCACACCGAATGGCGGCGCGTAGTAGACACCCCATGGCGTGTCCACGATGGTTTCGTCAATCAGGACTTCGCCAAGGCTGATATGCGAAATGTAGCCGGCGTTGACCTTCAGGTCCGAAGGGTTGTTGACGTTGGCTTCCACATCCCCGATGTCGCCTGGTCCGCCTACCTGCCAGAACGGGAAGCAGTCGTCATAGGGTCCCGGTCCTAGAACATCGTCCAGCTGATCGGAAATGGCGTTCAGATAATCGTCCAGCGCGCTTCCGGGGTAGGCGCTGGATGCTGACGGGACGTTCAGTTCATTCGTGGCTATGACGGTGTAATAGCCCGACCATTCGGACGGCTTGATCAGGCCCTGATAGCGCGCGCGGACTTTGTAGGTAACGCCCGGCAGAATTCCGTCTATGAACGCAGTGGCGTTGCTGGTCAGCGGGTCTGGTCCAGCGTCAATGGTCTTCGTGATGATTGCGCCGCCGCCATCGGGGACGATTTCAATCAGACCAGATCGGATGCGCGTGTCCGAAGGGTTCGCGAACACCACGCCGATGGCGGGGAAGATCGTGTCACCATCCTGAACCGCGAAGGCGGACACGGTGAGTTCCGGCGGCGGAAGGCCGATGAACGCCACTTCTTGGTTCGGCGCCGGCGGCCGCGACAACTCCACCGCCTGGTCCGCGTCCCACGCCACGTCCGATGGGTCCACTTCGCGGCCGGTGATCCGCACATAGAAGCCGCGTTCAATGTCGCAAAGAAAATCAATCCGCATGGCTTCAAACAACTTCCCGGTGGGGAAGCGCTCGCCTACACGCTCATACCAATCGCCGGCCTCGATTTCGATTGCCCACGGGCCATAGCTTTCCGTCAGACGCGCCTGGCGCCGGCGTTCGTTGGCGTGAAGCGTGACGATCCGCTGGACCCGCTCCACATCCGTGTCCACGTCAATTTCAACGGACTCGGTAAGTTCATATCCACCATCTTGCGCTTTCCATGTGTCGCTGGTGATGCGCGGGTATTCAACCGGCCGGAAGTTCTGCGCGGGGTCAGGGAAGCGGCCGGCGAAGGTGTTGCGGAGTTCGCTGATAGAAACCTTCGGGCTGTAGCTGGTTTGCTCGCCCTGCATCAGATCGCCGTCATACAGCGTCATCACAGGCGAGCGGGCCTGTGGCCCGACAATGGACAGGCGGCCGCCGCGATCCACGACACGGCCAGCCTTGGCCGTCGCCATGCTGATCAGGATGTCTTTGTGGCTTCGGTCAGCGCTGAAGACCGCGTTGATCGCGTAGCGCTGTTGGTATGTCACGCCGTCCTTCATCAGAACGGCTTCATCGCTGATGTCGGCTTCGGCCTTGAATTGCGCGAAGGGAAGTTGCCACGGCTTCAGGCCGACACCCCACGAATAAATCGGCGCGTCTAGGTACGGCACAATCCCAAGCTGATAGTGATCGGCCACCACGTCAGGGTTGGTTGTGTATTCCCAAGTAGACGGGTCTTTGTGGCGATGCGATCCGGAACCGCCGGCGGTGGAGTCCTTGCGGCGGTCATAGAAGCGGCCGCCGCGCAGCAGGAAAGATGACTGAATATCAGTCATCATGTTGTCATCGTCCCATTGCATTTCCACGATTGCATAGGAGACGCCGCGGCCGCGGTGATCTGAAGTCCAGTCCGGCTGGTTCGCCAGAATGTAGCTGACCAGATTTGGGTCTGCGACCTGATCCGGCCGGCCGTCATACCAAGTCACCCACAGGCGCGGGCCACCGCTGCGGTAGTTCACCACTTCGGTCTTCACGCCGTGGATCAGATCGTAAAGCTGTGGGACGCCATTGGCGTAGTAGATCGGGCAACCGTCCAGCTGGTGATCCGCAAGAGCGATCACATGGACCTTGCGATCATTGCCATTCCAATAGACGTACTGGCCAGCGAACGAACCGGCCATGATGCGTTCGCCCACCAGCAGCTGGCGCGGCGCGTCGGAGTCGGCAATCACATCCAGAATGGAACCTGGCGTGTCGCGGCTGTTCAGGTCCTGCTGAAGCGCGGACAGGCCATAGCCGAGCGCAGCTGTAGTGGCGAGGTAAGTAGTTACCAGCGCGGTTGTGTGGATCAGAGCGCCGGCCGTTGCGAAGAAGGTGTTGGCCACCCATGCGGCTGCAAACTGCGGCATTAGCCCACCTTCCACGCTGCTTTGATGTTCGCGGCCGGGATGGAAATTGCGCCGGCGTCAGTCATGACCCACACAACACCGTTGAAGTAGATGCCGAGACAGCGGCCGTTGTCGCTATCCACGGCCACCACATCGCCGCGGCGCACGTCCCATATCTCCCGCGATGGAAGGAAGGCGCTGGCGACATCGTCCACGGTCGCCCATCCGTTCGCCACCATCACGCGCGCGGCTTCGGCCTGCGTCGAATAGGTGTGACGGAAGGGCGCTGCCAGGTCCTTGCCGGTCTGCACTTCCACGCCGCCGGCCGCAAACATGATGCAGTCCGACAGCCCATATTCGGAAGGGAAGCTGCGCGCGCCACGGATGTATTCGGCCAGATGAACATCCGCATTCGGATGTTTGGCCAGATCAGTATCTGGATTGCCCACTGAAAAGACGCGGCCCCGAAGCTTTGGAAGTCCCCGCTGGCGCCGCGATGTCAGACCAAGAGCGATGCCAGGGCACTTGCTTTCCGAGTAGCGCCGGCAAGTCTTGGAAGAACTTGTCACCGGGGAAGAAGCGTTGCTGGTTTTCGTCAGTCCGGGTCTGCACGTTCCGAGCCAGATAGTGGAAGGTTCCCGATTCCAGCGTTAGCGCAAGACGCGGCGGTGATCCATCCGTCTTCGGGGTGTCAATGAAGTCCATACTTCCTTCCCACTGAACCACCGGCGCAATGGGTGTCACGAAGTTGGTGTTGACCGCGAAGGTTAGAAGCGTCATGCGCGCGTGCCGCTGGTGCCACTGCCGATCCACGAAGCGGCCTATGAAGTCGCTGTCATCGCCTACGCGGCTCGCGTCAAAACTCATCGTCAGCGGCGTGGGTTCCAGATCGGTCCCCATGCTGATGGCGTCTTCCGCCGGCAACCAGCGCTCGCCCATGGGTTCATAGGTCACAGCGCCTTCCCCAAGATCATAGCTGAACGGGACCAGCAGCGTGGAACAGTGCAAGGGTTCGTCCGCATAGATGTTCATTAGCCAGCCGGCTTCAATTCGATCAGACCGAAGCGCGGCGCGCTGTTCGCTGGAAAGTGGCAACGGCATGGATTACCCCCGGATCATCTGGTCAGCGGTGAAGGCAATGAAGCGTTCTTCCTTGCGTTCCGTCTGCATCGGGATTGGCATACGCAGGCGGAATTCCGCAAGCGCCCTGATGCGGCGCGGGTTGGCGGTGGTGGCGTGAGGCTCGAAAGGCGCTGGCCACACCTTCAGCGCAGACATGGCCGAGCCCACCGCATTCTTGGACTCGAGTACCTGACCACACCAGTATCCGCCGGCGGCCGTGTAATAGGAAACCATGTCACCGGCCGTTGCCTGCCATCCCGTGGCCCCGCCAAATGACACGGTGTTGTTGGCGCGATCAATTGCCGTCACGGTCAAACCAACATCACTGACGACAGGGACGCGCGCGTTAGGCTGTGACATGCGCCAAGCGGTGAAGGTGATGGCCGATCCCCGGCGCCGGCTGATCCACGCCTGCCAGTCCTGATATTCCGCCTCGGTCAGCCATTTGGTGGCAAGGTTGAAGGTCCAGCGCGGTTCGGCCATCTGTAGAACCTGGCTGAAGCCAGAGTTGGCAAAGCGTGTCCCTTGCCGTTCCTCCAACAGCCAAGGCATGTCCGCCACCTTGGCTTCCAGAATGAGTTCGCCCGCGCTCAATTCCGCCTCCGCTTTTCGTTTATCGCCATCCCCATGGCGCGCTCTAGTTCTTTGGCGTTCCGCGCATTCTCCATCCGGATCAGGCGCAGCGTGTTTTCCGATGCGTCGCCTTGGACGATCACATCACCGCCGCGGACACTGACAGCCGTTGGCCGGCGTGACGAATACCCACGCGCGGCCGATCCATCCAGCGCGGAAGCCGGGACCACGTAACCGTCGGCGCCGGGGATGAACACTTCACGCTTGCCCGTCTCGCCCACGATCATGGGTGTTCCGGCGTAGCCTTTGCCACCGTGTGCGGCTTTCGGCATGGGCGATCCGAACAGGCTTCCAATGGCGCTGAAGATGTCAAAGCTACCGCCGTTGCTCCCCATCTGCGTGAAGATGCCGTTGTCCCCCAAGAACAGATTGACCACCTGTTCCGCAATCTGGCTGATGGCGTCGGACAGCGCGTCGGCCACCTTGTTGGTGAACACGTCCATGACCGCTTCGCCCACATCGCCGGAACGGATGGCCTGAACGAATGCGGTGGACAGCGCGTCGGTTAGCTGGAAGCGCGCTTCTTCCATCCACTGATCAGCGGACAATTCTTCCGGCCGCTTACCCTTCCGGCCGTCCGATGCGGCCGCAAGGATTTCGCGGCGCTTCTGGCGGATTTCCCCATCACTATAGCCGGCCGATCCACGCAACAGTTCAAGATCAGCCAGCGCCTGCTTCGCCAGGCCGGCGGCGCGCGCTTCGTCTTCCAGAAGATCAATCCGCTTCCGGTCGGCCGCTTGGGCGCCCAGCGATCCGTCAGCCTCATTGGCGCGAATGGCCGCGATGTCCGCCAGTTCTTCCTTCAGCTTTTCAGCCGGCGTCATCATATCGCGGATCAGGTCAGCGACTTCCGCGAAGTCTTCGGCCGGGAACGTGCGGACAGCGTCGGCCAGTTCCTGCGTGAGAATGGCGCGAGCGGATGCGAACTGGCCCGGATCGTATGCCGCGCCTGTGGCCTGCAACGCCTTCTCTGCGTCGTTGATTTCCTTCAACGCGCTGGCGAAGTTGGACATGGCCTGTTGCGCATCGGTCCCGAATGCGCGGCCGCCTTCTTCCGCGATTTTCCGCAGTTCGGCCTTGGCGGTTTCCGCATCCTTGGGGTTAAGAAGCTTGGAGTCCTGAATGGCTTTGAAGGCGGCCGGGATGTTTTCCAGTTCTTTGCCATAGTCGAGAATGGCCGCGACGGCCGCGCGCGACTTGTTGCCTTCGGACGGATCGGCCTTCGCAATGTCGCTGATCGCCTTCTTGAACTTCTCCGCGTCCGTGCTGAATTCGGTCAGCGCGCCCTTCAGTTCCATGGTGGCACGGCCGATGGTCCGGAAGTTCTTTTCAACGGCCGCGGCGTCCTGATCGTTCAGCAGATCGCGGACGCTGCCAAACTCCGCGCGCGCGGCCGCTAGATCGGTTTCGGCCAGCTTGCCAATCGCACCTTTGACGGCCGCCGATTTGAACTTGTCCGGCGTGGTGGCGCGGCGCTGAAGGGCCACGACTTCGCGGAACGCAGCCACCGCCTTTTCAACATCCGTTCGGGTGTCGTTCGCGGACTCGCTAAGGTTGGCCATGCCGTTATCAATGGCGGTCAGGCCATCGGCCATGATCTGCATGGACTCGCCAAGGCGCTTGGCTTCCTTCGCGGCCGGATCAATCGTGTTTTCTTGAATGAACCGCTTGCCGTAGTCCGTCACACCGATGGCGTTCTGTGCATTCCGGCCGGATTGTGCGAGCGCTTCAAGATCCCGCTTCCGCTTGTCCGCATCCAAGATCGCCTGGCGAAGATCAATCCGCAGTTGTTCTTTCTTCGCCACGTTCAGCGCGTCCACAGCCTTCTTCTGTGCGTCAGTGGCGGTGGTCAGTTCATCGGTTTTGCCGGCGGCTTCAGCGGCCGCCTTGCTCACGCTGATGTTGAGCCCGGCCACGATTTCCAGACCGCTTTGAATGCTGCGCGTGGCGCGCTCATATTCCAGCGACTTTGCCACGAAGTAGGACATGGCGGCCGAAGCGGCGAGAATGGCGACACCCAACGGGCCACCAAGGAAGTTGATCAGGGAGCTAAAGACCTGGCCGCCCACTTGGCCGACCTGTTTTAACGTCGCACCAAAGCCGCTGAAGGCTTGCGACATCCGGCCAGCGCCAGTCACCGCCTGACGTTCAAGGCGCTGCTGTGTGAGCAACAGGCGCGCGGCTTCGTGTTCGTTCTCGCGCAGCTGTCCACGCGCCAGCGCCAGCTGATCCACATTTGTCAGCGGGTTGGCTTCCATCGCCTGGACCGTCGCGCGCATCGCCAGAACGGACGCATTGGCAAAGCCGGCTTCTTGTCTCACGTCCGCCAGCTTGGCGCGGATGTTCTCAAGACCTTGAACTGCCTTCCCCTTATCCGTGTTGGCGTTGAAGCTGTTCAATGCCGTGACGATTGACGCCACGAAGCTTCCGCCGCCGCCGCCAACCAGCGCTTTCAGACCGAAGCCAGCGCCGGCCGATGCTACACCAGCGCCGATGATCAGAAGCGCGTTGCCGAGTTCTTCGATATTGGCGGTTAGAAGCTGGATGCCTTTGGCCACCCGCTCGCTGACACCAAAGCTGCTGTCCACCTGGCCGACATACTGAAGCAGACCGTTTTGCAGCTGCTGGAATGCCTGACCGATAGTCAGCGGCACGTTCGCGAATTCCGCGGACACGCTGGTGGACATTTCCTTGGTGGCGTTGGCGACAAGTTCAGATGTCAGCGCGCCGGCTTCACCAAGCGCCTTCAGTTCGCCAACGGTCACACCAAGCGCAGCGGCGAGTCCCTTCGCGAAGCGCGTGTTGTTTTCCAACAAACTTCTAAGTTCATCGCCCTGAAGTCGGCCCGAACCCATGGCCTGACTAAATTGCAGCATGGACGAAGCGGCTTCTTGCGCACTCGCGCCGGATAGAACCAGCGTTTGTGCGAACGTGGATGACAGCTGCAACGCTGTTTCGTGGTTCAGGTCTTTGATGCTGTTCCGCAGGCGAAGGTAAAGCGTGGCCGTCCCTTCAAGGCTGGAACGGTTATTCTGCGATGCGTTGTAAAGGTCTTTCATGACACGGTTCAGGTTTTCACCTTCCGTGATCACGTTGGAGATACGGCCACGAAGAAGGTTCATCGTGTCGGCCGCGTCCACCAGACCCTTGACCAGCGCCGCGCCAGTGAAGCCGGCGCCGAACAAAGCCAGCGTGGATGTGGAGCGCTTCAGGCTGGTGGCGAGACGATCCGCAGACCTGTCCGCCTTATCGAATTCGCGAACCATGGTGTTGGCGGTGTTGCGCGCACGCTGTTCCGTCCGGACCAGTTCGCGGCCTACCTGCGAAGTGTCAGCGCGGACGAAGAAGTCCACGCCGCCGATGGTGGTTCCACTACCGTCAGCCATTAGCCCCCGCCTCCCGCTTTGCTTTCTCGCGCTTCACGCCAAGCATTTTTGCCAAGCTTCCGAACATCTGTTCTGGTGACTGCTTCGGCGCGGCCGCCGGCTTTTCGTCCCCGCGTGCGTTCAAGACCTTTTCCAGCTTCGGAAGCTTCTTGGTCCGCTGGAAGGCTTCCGTGTGCCAGGCCGTCACGATGGCCCACCGCCGGCGATCCATCTGCACAGCGGCCGTGACGCTGCGTGTTTGGAATGGCGTCATGTTCCAGAAGGCGTCTTCGGCTATGCCGCTTGCGAGCGCTTCCCGATGGGCCGTGCTGATGCGATCCACGAAAGTATCGGCCAGCGCTTTTTTCCAGCCGCGTCGGTGGCCTCGCGCTTCAGGTTGTCTTCAAATGCCTTGGCCGCCTTGAAGCCAAGATATGCGGACTGCCACGCCACGGTCAGTTCGTTGATCAGCGGCATGATCGGTGGACTGGCGGCCGTCACATCGTCCGGCGCTGGTCCGCCAGTGGCTTCCACGATCATGGCCAGATCAGGAAGGACCCGGCTTCGGAAAGCCTCGGCTACACGTTCTTCAAAGCCTTCGCCCCAGCGAGCGTGCAAACGGTTGAGTGACGCCCACGTAAAACGCAGGCGCCACCCGTTGAACTCAACCGATCCATCAGTGTTGATCATGACCTACGGCGTTGTGGTATAGATCGGCTCGCCAGTGAGTTTGAAGCCAACCGTTGCTTCCAAAACGCCGCTGATCTCAATCGGCCGGGACATGCTCTTGATGTGAGCACTAAAGGTGATGATTTCGTCATCCCCGTTCGCGGCCGTCAAAGTCGCTTTGAACTTCACCGCCGTAGCCGAACCCACCGCATCGCGCAAGGCTTTGTGCTGGGTGTCGTCAATCAGGTAGTTGATCGTGAAGCTTCCGTCGCTGGCCTGCTTCAGACCTTGCGCGAACAGGCGCCAGTCACTGGTTCCGGTGAAGCTGGTTACGTCCAGTTCGTCCGCTTCGATGTTGCCAAGATCGAAGGACTTCACTTCTTTGACCACTGCAAATGTGGTCCCGCCGGTCGGGTCCATTTCCAGTTCAAAGGAAGAAGGCAACATCACAGTTGCAACAGTCGTCATTGGGTCAATCTCCCACGGTTAGCCGGACTTGCAGAACTTCGCCCACCACATTTTCTGTGTCGGAAGGCGCAGGGATTGGACCGGAAGCAATCGCCTGATACGTGATGCCTTCGTGGATGAAGGCTTGACCGCGGAAGCGTTCGCGAACTTCGAAGCTCACGGCTTCAATGTTGGAGTCGTCCGTGGAGTTGTTCGGCAACAGCCCATAGACGGACAGCTGGACCAGCGCATCCGAAGACCGCCCCTGAAACGGGCTGGTGTCGTCCAGCTTGGATGGCCGGCGGACCAGAATGTGTGGCTTCAGCTTGGCGCTATAGTCGCCAGGCGCGGTGGGCGAAAAGATCGCCGGGAAACCCTTGTAGTCATCCAGCAGCGCAACCAGTGGCGCGCTGTTCTTCATGTGGGCGATCATGGCGGCGCGAATGTTCATGCCCGGCGCGCCCCGATCTTGAAGGCCGCAATCAAGCGAGCAAGGCGCGGCTTTTCGGTTTCGAGGCGCTTTACCGCCGGCCGCGGTTCGATCTTGTCCGTTCCGCTTTCCAGCGCTTCCGCTTTCTTCGAACGGCTCGCGACGAATGCCAGCACTCGAGTCAGGCCGCGGATCACTGGCGGTGTGGATGCGACGCCTTGCCGAAGTTCGCCAGTCTGCGGCGCCGGCGCTTCGCCCGGCTTTGAAGACACGTTCGGGTTGCCTTCATAGTGGACACCCGAACGAACCGGCGGGAGGCTGTAGATATCAATCAGCTGGTTTTCGCCCTCTTGGCGCGCCAGGTCCACGCCGGCCACAGCCTTCCGAAGAACGATGGTCTGACCAAGCCGGACGTTGATCCTTACACGGGCTGACGATCTAGCCATTGATCACACCGCAAGTGTAGTGCGACGCCAGACCATCGGTGATCACGTCGCCAAGCTTGTAGTGTGGTTGGTTGACATCGAAGGCGGTTCCGAACTGAAGCGCGTTGCCACGCTCCGGACCCTTCGTCAGCGTGCCGGCCAAAATCAGAATGCGGGTTTCCGTATAGGTCCCGCGGTCAGGGCTGTAGCTGCGCTTGTTGTCCAGCTTCGCGCGCACTGGCGTTTCCACGTCCGCGTTGGTGAAGCTTCCGTTGCCATGGTCCACAGGCGCGCCAGCGCCGATCTGGACCAACACAGCATCGCTGAAGGTGAAATTGACTGCGGCCTGAAGCGCTTGGCCGAACCCCTGAAGCCCCGACATCCCGCCCCCCTCAGAAGATCAGCAGTGGCGGGAAATTCCGCCGGCGCATGTCCGCGAAGCGGGTTCCGTAAATCGTGGTCAGCAACGGATCATTGTTCGCGTTCGCGGCCGACTTGTCCGACAGGGTCACGTCCAGATCGCCGGACTTGATCCGCGAGACGCCGGCGGACACGCTGGCGATCTGCGCGGCAGGCGCGGACCCGCGGCCTTCCATCGTCATGAAGTGGCACGCCAACAGCATCACGGCCGGCTGGTAGTCTTCTTCGCGCCAGCTTTCGCTGACCGAACCAAGCGCATCGGTGATCGCGCCATCCACTACGGTGTCATCCACCGTCGCGAATTCCGGATACCGGGCCTTCAGTTGTGATGCTGTTGGGGTGCTGTAGGGCATTAGCCGTTAAAAGCCTTGCGGGCCTTATCCAGTTTGTTTTCAGCGGCGTTCAGCTTGGACTGCGCCTTGCCGGCGGCGGCCTTGTTGGCGCCGGTGTCGTTTTCAGCCAGCGCCTTGTCCGCGTCTTCCTTCTCGTCTTTCGCCTGCTTCACTTCGTTTTCCGCGTCCGTCACGGCTTGCTGAAGTGCGGCCTGCTTGCGTTCGTCAACCGTCGAATTGTCGCGCTCGCGATCCGACGAAGCGCCAACGGTGATCAGGCGGTCACGGATCATTCCGGCGTTGAAGCGATCCTTGGGGTTGAACCCTTCGACTTCTTCGCTTGAGCCAGGCGCGATGGTGATCAGCTTGTCCGGCTCTGAGGCTTTCAAGCCGGTGCGAACAGCGCGCGGCGCTGAACTGATGTTGGTCACTCTCATGTGGTGGTCCTTTCTTTTCGCGCCGCAGCGCTTCCTACGCCCGAACTACAAAAGCCACCGCCGGCGCGCCCCGCCAGCGGTGGCCATTGTTCAGATGTCGTCCACGTAGCGCATAGCGCCAGGCCGGCGCACATCGGTCCCGCCGAGACGCATCACGCCGGGAACGATGTATTGCAGGATGAACTGTTGGACCGGCAGGAACTGGTGGGGCATGGGGATGTGAGCCCGAAGGATGTTCTTGTCCCGGCGATAGGCGATCATGCGATCACCGCCACCCGAACCAGCGCCGTCCAGCTGAAGCAGGCCGCGAATGGTGATCGGCCGGTTAGTCATCTGCGTGTAGATGTTCGTTTCACGCACCATGGCCAACACGGTCTTGTTGTTGTCCACGGACATCGGGGTCCCGGCGATCAGTGCAAGCTGATCCATCGGCAACAGGATGGTGTCCGCCATTTCAACGGTCTTCGATCCCGTCCACACGCCGGTCAGCGCTGCGTTCACGTCCTTCAGGATTTCCAGAGGCGTCTTCGCAGACCACGCGCGAGACGTGGACACGCCGGCGGCGGCCTGAACAGCCGTCACGCTGGAATTGTTGATCAGCCCTTGGAAGTTCTTGGTGGTGTCGCCTTCGATGGTGACGCGCTCGCACATTTCTTCCGCGATGCGGCGGCCGGCCATGGCTTTGTCCGAAGTGACAGGAACGCCCAACATGCGGGCCTGGCCGATTTCTTCCCACGTATAGTCATAGCCGATGGCGGCCGAGTAGACGGGGTTTTTGCTTTCCGAGCGGGACAGGCCAACCAACGGGATGTCTTGCGCACCGCCGTTGATCCACTTCGCCTGGCCGGCCGCATCGGTGGTCACATACGTGACGGCCGTTGCGAAGTCCGGCGCGCTGAAGTCAATCGGGACCAGCTCCGGGTAAACGATGTCAGGGTATTGGACGGCGTAGGCTTCCGCCTCAACGTGTTCCGTCTGCGAACGAATGTAGGCCAGGTTGGCCTGTTCATCGAACATATTAGCGCGCATTGCCGTCCCTCTCCGGGTGTGAAGTTGCAAATGTGCGCCGGGGTGTGCGTCCCGATTAGTTCGGAGCGGGGACCTTCTAGCGGAGTTCTACGCGCGACAGGTTGCCGGCGGTAACGGTGTCCAGCCACTTGGCGTTCGGGATTTGGAAGATGTTGGAGCCCGAAGCGTCATCCAGACCGGCCGTGGCTTCGGTCACATACACGTTGGACCCGGCCGTCACGTTGCCGGTGGCGCGAACCCAAATAATGCCCTTGGTCATCACCAAGGCGGTGTCGCGTTGCGCATACTTGTCCACGCCATCGGCCGACAGAAGGCGCGCCGCCGGATCGCGAACAGCGATGCCCACATAGTTGTTTTCGCCAATGGCGTTCGGAACGATGATCTGGTTGTCACCAGTTCCCTTCACGACAGGTTTGCCGAACGCGATGCCGGCCGCTTCTTCAACTTCGCGGCTGATCAGCGTGGGGATGACTTCTTCCGCGATCATGCCTTCAAAGGCTTTGGCGTGACGCAGGTTGTAAGAGGTTTGGGTAGGCATGTTCAGGACTTCCCTTCAAGTCACACGGCCGGTTCCCCGCCGCCGGGTTTGGATGACTAGGCTTTGGCCGGCTGCGAAGCGTTCGTCATGCGGTCAAGCATTGCCTGACGCGCGCTGGCTGCGGTGCCCGGCTTGGCCTGTCCGCCAGCGGCTTGGGCCGCTTCGCTGATCGTGTCGCGGCCGGTGAAGTTCTGGCCGTTGCCGTTGGTGTTGCCGTCGCCGGCGAGGTCCACCAGCGTGGTGAATGCGATGGACACGTATTCGTCCGGCTTGTCTTTGGCTTTGTCGCCCATCTTGGCATTGACGACAGCGCGGCGGATTTCAGCATCAGTGCCAGTCGCTGCGAAGGCGTCGCCCATGACCTTCTTGGCGTCGGTCTTCACCTTCTCACGGCCGGCCACCAGCAGGTCCAGCATGGCGCCGTCCGGAATTTGCTTCCGAAGCGTTTCGAGTTCCGCGGCGTGTTTGGTGGCTGCGTCGGCCATGCTGGTCTTCGTGGCGGAGAGTTCGGCTTCCAGCTTCGTGTTCGCGGTCTGAAGCGCGGCGGCCTGGTCTTTCACCTTGCCGAACATCGTGGCTGCAACGGCGTCCATCTGGCCGGTGAAGCCATCGTGGGTGACGGCCATCAGGGCGGCGGCAACTGCGGTAGCGGTGGTCATGTCTGGTTTTCCATTACAAGCGCAGTCATGCGCCACGGACGCCACTTGCGGCTTCGCGCCAGATGGCGCGCGGTCGCCAACCCGACAAAGCGGGCCGCATCGCCCGGCGTCCACCAAGGCGATGTGATTTCCAATGATGTTGCGTTGGACAGCGTCAAAGCGGACGCCTTCATGGGTCCCAATTTCGCGCGTCAGGTCGCATTCATAGCCGGCCGACAATTCGCCATCGCCACGAAGGATGCGGTTCACAGCGTCCGCGCTCTGGATCAGCAGCGAGCATGTCAGGTAGTCGCCTTCACGGCCGATGGTGTCGCCAGAAAACCCCGCCTGATGATCCTTCACGTTTTCAGCGGTTACGTTGGTCCACGGATGGCCGATGGTCACAGGCTTCTTCGCGAAGCTTTGCATGGCGGCCGACTTGAAGACTTCGTCCGCGGAGCGATACACCCGGATCAGGTCCAGCGGTTCCCGATCGTCAAACAGCGGCGCCAGTTCATAGGCCGCGTATTCATAGACGCCGGCCCGGCTGATCCGCGCGCGGACATCCAGATAGCCTTCACGGGTCATATTGTCCCGCGTTGCGCCCGAAATGCTGAACTTGTCCGCTAGTTTCACAGCCCGCCCAACGTCCGCCGAATCCAAAGCCGCCCGATGGGGTGAGGTTCTTACACGTCAATAGGCGAGTTGGCCACTAGGGGTGGTTTGTCGCACGAAAAACCCCACCATTGCTGGCGGGGTTTCGCGTTACAGACCCTGGGTTGGGGGGACGGGTCCGCGGGCCAAATCCAGCACGCAGGCCCGTTCAGATCAAGCCCGTTTCGCCTCTGGCGTGTCTGCTTGGCGCTTGCCGAGCATTTCCGAAAGAATGCGGACGGTGTCACGATCGCCGCGCTTTTCAGCAATGCCGATGGCGGCTTGCAGATCGTCAAGCGTCGGTTTCTTGCCGCGGCCTTTGATCTTGCCGGCGTCCATCTTGCCGAAGCGGTCCCGGCGTTCGCCACCCAAAACGGTGTCGTTCCAGTTGTCGCGCTTCCGGTCCCACGCGGACCAGCTTTCGCTGGCTTTGCGGTCTGCTTCCGACACGGTCAACAGCTGGTGGCCGGTGACATAGGCGCGGCGGCTGAACACGTTGAAGGCGCCGAGAATGATGGACGCTGCAATCATGGCTTCTTCCCCGAAGGTCTGAAGGCCGGCCGCAGCGTTGGCCAGGTTGAAGCGAACCAGACCAAGGTGGACGCTGTAGGCTTCCCACGCGAAGGCGAAGGCGCCGAGCATCACCAGAAACACCACAACGTCCCAACGGTGGATTTTCGCTGCGGACTGGATCATGGCGTAAGTGCGCGAGAGCATCACGGACAGCGCGACACACAGTGGAGCGATGCCCCACAGGAACGCGCCATATTGCTGGCCGCCATAGATGGAAATTCCAATAGCGACAGCAACCGGGATGTGGACAACCACTTCCATGATGAAGCGGTCAACCGCTCCACCGCTGATAGCGGCTGGCTTGTTCATGTCGGCCACGTCTTTGTCTGTGACGACACGGAAGGTCTTTGCAGATGAAGTCATAGGATGTGCGTCCTTTTGATTTGCGGATAGGCGTTGAAGTTGTCCCGAAACTGGACCACGACAGTTAACGCCCGGTTTCTGACATACGGAATTCCGCACGCCTTGCAATAGCAGTTCACGAATAAACGGGGATGTAACCGTAACACTTCGGCCGATTGCGCCGGTTTGGCCGCCAGCTGTTGCTGACTACCGGGGTGGACGGTCAGTGTTGCTGGCGGCCTGTCCGATGTCGGACGAATGCTTGTCCGGAATTCCGCAGCCTGCGTCAATAGAAAACGGCCGGAAGGTTTCCCCGCCGGCCGCTTCCTTCGTTCCCACACACACCGTTTGTTCTGTTGACCACAGACCTAGCGCCGATCCGGTCCAGCTGCAAGGTCAGGGCAGGCTAAGCGGTTCTGACGCGCTTGCGGGTGGCCGCGATGGCGAGCGCTGAAGCCGGCGGCCGAATATCACGCCGGCATTGGATCAGCGCCGCAGATCGCGCCACCGATCATTCAACCATCTTCGATTTGCGAAGCGACTTCAGCGCCCAATAGGCCAGCGCCACAGACGCGATGATCCCGACGAATTCATGGACCACCGGAATTTTCGGAAGCTGAAAGCCAATCGTCCACACGAGATAGCCCACCACGAACGCGGTGAAATAGTCGGCCGCCTTCTCCAAGAATTCCTTCTGGTGATGTTCAACAGCTGCCATGTTCAAGTCCCTTTCCTACGCAGCGGAACGGCCGCTGCCCCCGATCCGTTGTCGGCTTCGCCACGCTCCCGAACATCCACAGTGCGGGTTCGCTGGATCGCCGCTTTGCCATCGGCCGACTGACACTTGATCGTCAGCATGACTGTTCCGCTGATTTCACACCGCTGGATCAACACAACGGGGATCACGCCGCACATCGCCACGAAGATGTCATGGACGGACCACTTGGCCTGTTCGATGCCGATCTGTCCGTGTGCAGCCACCCACTGGACGATCAGGTCAAACGCCAGGTTGAAGTCCCGCGGATAGACCCGGCCACGAAGGCGCGCCCATGTCCTGTCCGCCATTTCCTTGAACGTGCGGCTGTCCGGCAATCGGTCCAGCGGGACGATCAGTTCAGGGTCAACTGGTCCGGTCATGGTGGCCCCCTGCGATCAGCCTAAGTTCGTATTCCGTGTCACGGGTTGCGGTTGGAAGCCCGCGCATCATCCGAGCCGCCGCGGTTGTGAACAGCTTGTGTGCGGCTTTTTCCTCGCGCTGATCAATGGCGCCGGACACGCCCACCGAATACACCCGGCCTGACATTTCCATCATGGCCGCCAGCGTCTCGTCCGGATGCGCGTCAAGCTTCCCCGCCTCGCGCACGAATGCGCGGAGCAATTCCAGCAACGCTTCCCGGCGTATGGCGTCTTTCGCGTTCATGAAGCCCCGAAGTCCAACAGGCCGGAACCTGAAGCAGATCGGGGACGCGATCAACCCATAAGGGTTAGCCGGCCATTCCAGCCATTGCGCACATGAAGTCACACGCCGGCGCAATGGGATTGTTCACAGGCCAGCCGGCCGGAATTTCGTCAATGAATATGCGAACATCGCTGATCCGCGTCAGGCGGACATCCAATTCCCGCGACAGTTTCGCCATGCGTTCGAATTCCGCGGGGAATTCCTGACGGACAAGCGCCCAATAGTTCGGACTGGTGGCCTTCGGGCATGGAATGCAGTTGTTATTGTGGAAGCCTAGCCGATACATCACAGGAAGCTGAATGCCGGCGCCTTCGATGATCGCCAACACGTTGGCCTTGTTCAGCCCGGCTTCAATCAGTGGCGCGCGAACGCTGACCAGTTCAGGGAAGTTCGCCTTGAAGTTTTCGAAGCGCGTTATGTCCGTCTTGTCGTTCGTGTATCCGAAGACGTGGTGGTCCATCGGCCGCTGGAATGCAAAGCGTGGCTGCTTCTTCAATTCCACCGTGCATAGTGCGCCGTCATTGCCGGCCAGGTAGCGGCGCTTTTCCCAAACATCCCATGTGCTGGCGTAGCGATCCGACTTGATCACTTCTACCGGCCTGTTGAACCAACGCACACAGTCAGCAATGAACCGTTCATTGTCCGGATGCTCCGCGCCCGTGTCGCAATAAACAGGGATGGCGTCGGGATTTTCGCGAAAGATCATCTTGGCCGCGACAGCTGAAGCAGCGCCGGCGGAAAACCAGACTAAGGTTCGCATTACTTGAAACCACAAAGCTTGCGGATCACGCGCATCCACGCCAACAGGTCTTCGCCGCTGTAGTGGATGGAGTCCACGCCAAGAACAGCGCAGCCTTCCTGATAGCTCATCGGAAGCGCAGCGTTGCTTTCTTCGATCCGTTCGCGGTGAAGGAACAGAACCTTGGTCAGTTCTTCGGCCGCAACGCCATGCTTGAACAGAGCGCGGACGCCATCGCGGTTGATCCCGTTGGTTTCCATCAGCAGTTGGATCAGGAACGGGTTCGTTTCCTGAATTGCGCGCGCTTCATCGCCGCACAGATGGCCACTGTTCACCGCCTGTTTGAAGTTCACCAGTGCGGCCGCGCGCGCTTCCAGATTGGCGCCACACAGCCGCATAGTCGCATCGAACAGCTTCATGGTGTCGTCCATGATCATCCCTCCACATACTCGGGACCAACATAGGTCACGGCCTTGGCTGCGGTAGCGTCCTTCTTCAGCTGCTTGGCTTGCCACTCCCGCGCAGCCTTTGAAGCTTCGCCGGCGGTGATGAAGCGGCCGCTGTGATAGAAGCCAGGCGGCCGCGGAGCGCCACCCAACATGACCGCTTCAGTGATCAGGTACTTATTGCGCCAGTATCCCTTCGCAGCCTCCGGCGCCACGAAGAACGGTTTATGGCGCTTCAGGCCACGCTTTCCGAATGGTGGTTTCTTCACGCGCGCGCCTTCCGCTTTGCCGGCTTCTTCGTCTTGATCGACTCCACGCGCATCTTCCCGCCTCGCGTGCTGACGGTGACTTCCGCCGAATGATCGCCATTGGCCGCCGCCTTATCCACATAGACCGCCGGCTGGACAACCACTGACTTCGGGTCCCACCGGATCAGTTCGAACGCCCAAACGCGAGCCGGCGAAACACCGTGCGTTTTCGTGAACCACGCTTCCAGTTCGGACCAGTCCCCGAAGCCATCGGCGCGCGCGAATTGCTCCAACTTGAAGTGAGCGGACTCCCACGGGCCATTCCCGATCATCACAGCGCGCGCAACACCAAAGCGCATCACCACCGGGCAAGCGTCCACGATGGTGACGCGCGCAAACTCGCGCATGTTCTTGGTTCGCGCATCCACGAACAGCTGGACTTCGTCGCCGGCCTTACAGCGTTCCTTTCCGTCCACGCGCGCTTTGCGAACGGTCTGCGTCTTCTTGCCGGCCATGATCAGCGCGGCGAACTGTGTCTGGAAGTTGATTGCGGGCATTATGCGTCCTCATCTGGAAAGTGTTGGCGGATGGCGGGTGGACCTGGCCGTGTCTCGCGTCGGCCGATGAAGAAGAACACCACCGCCCACACGATCAGGCCAATGATGGGAATGGCCGCGATGGGCCAAGCGAAAGGGTTCACCCGTCACGCCCCCGATGTTCGCGCTGCCACGCTTCCGCGCGCTCGTCTATTTCACGCAGCGCGTTTTTGCCGTCATGCGTTTGCAGCCAATCTTCTGTGGCTTTGCGCGCGGCCTCTTCTTCCGCCGCCGCGGCTTTGACTGCCCAATAGATCGCAGTCACGAAGAAGATTGCCAACACAATCACTTCCGGCGGAATTCCGAATGGCGTTGGCCAGATGTTTTCATGGAACCAGCGGATGCCACTAAGGACGACAACGCCAGCCATGGCGCCAGCGCTGATGCTGACTTGCGCTTCTGGATCAGGCTTGGCCATCACGTTCCCCCTTCAGCTTGTCCGCGATGGCCTGCATACAGTCGATTTCATGCCGGGCCTTCGCTTCCGACATCATGCCACTTTCGATAAAGCGCGGGTATGCGGCTTTCCGCTTGATCACTTCGCGTTCGGCGCACGACACCATTTGCGACAGCGTGAAGGTGTGCGGCTGGTCTTCGAATAGATCAGACATCAGACACCCCACTTCGTGGCATAGATCGCGCCGGTGATGCCGGCCAGATCATCGTTCGTGGTGATGATCTGACCATCAGGGATGTCTGGATGGCGAACGATGATCGTCACCTTGCAGCCCGGCTTGAACATGCTTTCAATTTCCGCGGCCGTCTGACGGATCGCGCGCGTGATCGTCCGCCCATATGGCGTGCTGCTTATGTCAGGCATCGGGGAACGCCTTATCCCGCGCCGCATTCATGGCGGCCGCCACCGCGGGTTCATCCGGATACAGTTTCAGCGCGTCCAGCCAGTCCGTGATCAACGCACTGACGCGCGGATCACCCGGCCGGACTTGCTCGCCAGTGAACGCAAGGAAGGCGGACATGGCGGCCTGGTTCATCAGCCACGTAACAGCGCCCATCATGGCGATGTGGCGGACCATTTCCGGCTTACCACCTAGCGTGGTGCCACAGGCGATGGCCACGGCTTCGGTGGTGGAGCGCATCGCGCGGTAAACTTCGGCTTCTGTGGTCATATCGTGTTGCACCGATCTTCGGGGTGAAGGAAGTCGCGGAAGCGGGTCCGCTGCTTCACAAGGTCTGCGTGTATCTCGCGCAGTATCTCGCGCTTGATGTTGGATAGATCGTTGTTCTTTGAAAGCGCTTCGATGCCGGACACCACGTTATAGAACTGGCGGTCTAGGTCGTTCGCTTCCGATTGAACGTGGGTCTTCTTCATGTCGTCACCTTCGGTGGTGGGATTAGCCCTTCACCATGACAGACCTTGCAGCGGAACGGACTGCGGTTGGGCCTGGCGCCAAGCGTCACCGCTAGAGCCATCGCCACATCCGCGGTGGTGGGCGCGTGGTTAGTCTGATCGCCTTGGCATGATGGGCAGATGGTCCAGCCGGCGTCCGACAGCCGAACCATGTTGATGGCTTCGGTTATGCCGGCGTCCGGCTTCTGATCGCGAAGGCGGTGAAGGGTGGCTAGAGCATCGCTCACGCCATCCTTGTGACCGCCGGCGTAATAATCGTCAAAGGTCATGGCATTGCCTCCACAATGTCTATGCAATGTCGGTGGGCGCGGGCGCGTGGACCACTTCCGATCCAGTGGAAACAAAACGGCCATCGTTGAATTCAGCCCATGGCCGAACCCACACAGCGCCATCCGCTTCTTCATAGATCGCCACCTGATCCAGATTGGCTTCGATCGCGCCGCAATGAAGCAGCCGAACCAGCTTGCCCGATTTTGTGTGAACGTGCGTCGGCGCCCACGCCGGCCGCAGCTGCGAACGCATCCACTCGCGCCAATGCGGTTCGGCTTCCTGCCAGATGCGGCCAGTGCTGATCTGCGCTTCGGCCGGCCCCCAATACTGCGGCCGCGTCTCGCGCGCGAGATTTACCGCCATCGACTTAACCCGTTCGTGTTCGTCCAGCTGATAGGCTTCAGCGATGTTTTGCGCCCAGCCGTGCGCGTCGAAACGGACGGACGCGGCGCGTTCAAGGTTCATGATCGCGTGCGCAAGACTCTTCAGCTGCTTTTCAAACAGCACTTCACCCAAGCCACGCTGAAGCTTTTCGCGGTCTTCGATGTCCAGCGTGTGGGACCACTCTATGGCGCGGTCCATGAATAGGCGGAAGATGTCGGGGACCTGGCCGACTTGTTCCACGATGTCTTCCGCCGGGCATTCCTTCAGCAGCATCTGGAAGGCCGACACCAGCGGAATGTTCACCTGGAATTCGTCGCCATACACGCCACACGAAACATATTCGGGAAGTTTGTCGTCCGGCTTCACCTTCAGGTCCGGCTTCATCGCCTTGGTGGCTGCGTCCAGCGTGGCGTCCAAAATCTCTCCTACTGGCTTACAGGCTTCGTTCGCTGCGGTGAATGCCGCGCGCGCAGCTTCTTTGGCGCGATCTATTCTCTGTTGGATGCTCACTTCGTGACCCTTTCTGAATTAACCCGGATTGCTTCTTTCAGTTCGGCATAGGCGATGGGGTTGTGTTGCTCGCACTCGCCCAACCGCGTGCCGTTTTGCGCCACCCACAAGCCCCACGCTTCCAGATCAGCCACAGCCGCTAGTTGGCTTTGGGCAATTCGGCCCCATAGCTCGAATTCGCGGCGGCGGCTGGTCTGGACCATGTGAAAACCTTGCAAGCGGTGGTTGCGTTATTATGCGGAATTCCGTATGTGTCAACCATCGCTTTACGATGTCGGGTTAAACCAGACCCACACAGAAGGACGCACACATGGCCACCAGCTGCGCTGATCAACTTCCGCCATTCAACAAGCGGGTTCTCATCTGGTCACAGAAGAAGTGGAAGCCGGGGACATGGAAGACGCTTCCCGGTGCCGGTCTAAAGCCGGGCGCCTATCTCGATTGCGGGACCGGCCCGGTGGAATTCACCCACTGGTGTGAACTGCCACCAGCGCCGCACAGCGAAGACAGCCGCCGGAATACCATTGGCGATCACTTGGGTGATGACCTTCGCCCAACAGGACATAAGGGTAAGTAGGGGTGCGCGTCCTAATCGGCTATTCCGCCTGCCCACTCACGCGCGCGGCATTTGAAAAACACGGCCATGAAGTCTGGACGTGCGATCTTCTGCCGGCGCGTGATGACAGCCAGCGCCACTTCCAGTGTGACATTTGGGAAGTGGCTGAAGATCGGTGGGACATCGGGATATTTCACCCCATGTGTACCTTTCTGACCGTGTCAGCCGCGTGGGCCTTCACTGACGGACCTTACCACCAGAAGGTGAAGCCGGGGACGCTGGTGGGCACCGCGCGCCGCGCAGCTCGCGAAGAAGCGCTGGCCAACTTCCGCCGCTTGCTCGCGCTGCCCTATGCCAAGGCGATTGAAAACCCCGCGCCTTCCTTTGTGTCAAAGGCGATCCGGCCGCCGGATCAGACCATCCAGCCTTATGAATTCGGGAATGACGCCAGCAAGCGGACGGGCCTGTGGCTGGATCGTCTGCCCAAGCTGGTCCCCACATGGCGCTTTCCCGGCCGGTGGGTGAGCTATGACGGAAAACTGGTGGAGCGGTGGGCCAACCAGACGGACAGCGGCCAGAACCGCTTGTCACCTGGCCAAGATCGCTGGCTGGAACGCAGCGCCACTTATCCCGGCATTGCGGCCGCGTTTGGCGATCAGTGGGGAACATATAGGGCGCTGCTTTAGGGATTGCTTCATACCGAATTCGGTATATAGACGCATCAGCAGGGAGCCACGCACATGGCCGTGTCACACAAACAGATTTTCAAGCCCGGCGCTTTTGGTGGTGTTTCGAACACCACCCTTTGCGGCCGCGTGGACAATTCTGGCGATGACATGAACGTGGACGACAAGGTGACTTGCAAGATTTGCCGGGACATCCTGTCCGGCGTCCGCCTCTCCGCTCGCACGAAGTGGATAGGCTGGACACCACCGAACGAGTGAAAGGAACGCACAATGAAAACCGAAGAATTCGTGGCGCGCTACAGCGTCAGCAAACGCGAACTGGCCGGCCCCTGTCATGGGATCGTCCTGCACAAGTGCCGCACTCCGGGAAACCGCTGGTTTGGCGCTGTGGTGGTGGATGGCGTTACCGAACTGGTCCCCTTCCACGGTCAGTTCAGCTGCGATCACTTCGTCAACGTGTTCGCTGATGAATGCTACCGGATGGCCATGGCCGGCGCATTCAAGGTGGCCGCGTGATGCGCCGTCCAGAGTATTGCGAGACGGACGAGAGCCAAGACCCGTGCAAGGCGTGTGGCGCGACGCTGTCCGGCAATGATCGGGCGAAGGGTGTCTGCCAAGCGCGCAATCCATTCCCCAAACCACAGCCGCTGCTCTATCTGGTGTTGAGGGATCGCGACACAGGGAAGCTGATCTGATGACAGACATTTACGGCCAGCGCGCCGCAGCGCCGCCTCCTCGCTTCACATGCACGGACGCCAACGGCTTCCCCGTGGACGTGCGCGACGTGCTGACGGAAGAACAGAAGACCGTCCGGTGTGTGCTGTGGGAATACTCGCCCACCGCCGGCCGAATGGTGATCGTGGATGAAGGCGTGGTGAAGCTGTGACTGACAGAATTTCCATGACCGTTGATCCGCGGCCGGGCTGCGATGTCAAAGACATTGCGGAAGAATGCCAGAAGCTGGCTGACCGGATCGGCATTCAGGTTCGCTGCCAGGTGAACGGCTGTCAGCTGTTAGCTTATCCGGGCGGAAGCGCCGAACGGCTAGTGGCTGGCTTCCATGCGCAATTCGGGAAGCCGGCCGGTCACTACCGCGTCGCGCATTCGGCATGATCACCCGGCCGGTCTGGTGTGCGCCTGGCGATGATCAGCAGGACGTTTGGCTGTTACGCTTTGACGATCCATCCCGTGATGAAATGATCTGGTTTGGTGATGGCGCCGAGACTGAAGCGCGCATGGCGTGGGAAAGCCTGTGTGGCCAACAGGGTGGCGCTTGGAACGGCCACCTATTCCGACTTGCGAAGGCTGAAACGACATGACCAGCCCACCGCCGCCACCGCCATTGAAGACGCGCCCGAATTATGGACGGGACCCGCTTGCGCTGTTCGCTGCTGTTATGGCGGTGGTGATGCTGTTCGGCGCATTTGTCGCCGGTTACTGGCTAGGCCAAAGCTAGCGCCGCCTGTTCGGCCGCATTCACTTCGGCCGCCTCCGCATCGCTGTAGATCACAGCCTTACGCTTGCATCGGCAATTGATGTCATGGCCGGGGTGTCCGGTGTTCGCCGGCGGCTTGTCATTCCGGAACCGCTTTCCATCATTCGCCTTGTGCGTCGGCCGGACGACATCATCCCCCACCGTCTTCCAAATGTAGAAGGCCAGGCCAGCTTGTTCAAAGCGCGCCGCGTCCAGCGCATCCGCATACTTCGCCAGCTGGTCCCGTGCGATCAGGCGTGCGCGAGCCTTGCCGAAGTCCAGACCTTCACGCAGCTGTTTGGCCAGTTCGCGGTTCGTGGTCCCGTCCTGATAGGCGGTCCACACACGTTCGCTGATGCGCTTTTCCATGTCGGCCGACAGGTTCTTGATCAGGCCCACGTTGCGCTCTGTTGAGGCTGTGACCTGCTTGCGGACATCGCCTAGCGCCAGGATCGGGGAAATATCCAACCGAACCCCACCCTTCACCACGC